TCACTATCAATGCAATGGACACAACAAGTTTTGATGAAATGTTATTGAACCGTAGAGGAGTAATTCAACAAGTAATCAGAGACGCTGTTTTAGAAACAGGGCAAAGGAGTAGATTCTAATGGCTGACATAGCAACACAATACCCAACTACACCAAGTTTTAACGCAGTAAACTTTAAGGTAAACACACCAACTATTGCAACAACTACATTCAGTGGTAAGAGCAGACGCACAGGTTATGGACATCAGTTTTATGAATTTGATGTAAAGTATCCTACAATTACTCCTAGTGAATTAGCAACAGTGCAAGGATATATTGCACAGACTTATGGCAGTCAATTGAGCTTTGAAATAGTATTGCCTGAAATAAGTTATACAAGTTTAACAGCACAAACATCTAACACACCACAAACAAACACTACCTATGCAAAAGGTGTAAAAAGTGTTTTATTAACAGGCTGTGGTGCTACACAAAATGTATTGAATGCAGGAGACTTTTTTAAATTTAGTGGACACTCTAAAGTATACCAAAGCATAGCCGCAGTGACATCAAACGGTAGTGGCGAAGCAACTCTTAATTTTGCAGGTGCATTGGTTGCAAATGTAGGCAGTGGAGAAACGCTTACAATTACAGCAGTTCCATTTACAGTTATCAATCTAAACAATGTGCAACAGTATGAAGTTGGTATTGGAGGACTGGCAACAGCAAGTGTGTCAATGAGGGAGACTTGGTAGGTGAAGCCTTTTTACACAGAAGAATATTTGCGTGATGAATATTATAGAGATCATCAATTTGCAGTTGACTTGATTGAAATACATCTGTCAGGTGGTGCACTCTATCTTGCAAGTGGTGCAATTGACATTGACTTTGATTCAGACACAGCACCTGATGCAGGCACAAACACATATTCAGCACAAGGACAATTCTTAGGTTATACACCAATCAATGAAGACTTTGATGTAAGGGTAGGCAAATTTACAATCAACCTAAGTGGATTACCATCAGGATACATAGACAAATTTGTAGGACAAGAACCAGAAGGATCTACTGTTGTTGTTCACAAAGTATTTTTAGATTTAACAACACACGAAATTATAGGCACTGATTCAGCAGGTGCTACACCTAGCATACTAATGTTCAAAGGTGAAATATTCAATGTAAACATACAAGAAACAGAAAGCACCTGTGCAATTACAGTAGATGTGTCAAGTGTATTTGCAGACTTTGAACGCCGTGCAGGAAGAAAGACAGCTAATTGGAGCAATTGGTTATTCCAAGGCGAAAAATATGACACAGCATTTGAAAAAGCAGGCTTTGTAGGCAACACAGAGTTTTTATGGGGAAGAGACAGCTAATGATTTGTAGAAAAATGCAAACAGAAGAATTAAACGCAACTATCACACTGTTTCGTTATTATGCAGGCGAAGCACACAAGTTCAATGAAGAACTAGGTGATGAGTTTGATGAGAATTCAGTTATAGAAAGCATTAGAGCAAGAAACATACATCCTGAATATGTATGGTTCAATCTATATGACAACAATCGTCCTGTAGGATTTGTTTCAGCTTGTATCACACAAGCACCCTGGAACAAAGAAATACACTATGCACACATTGAAATGATTTTTATACTAGAAAGTCATAGAAACATGGACAACTTCAAAATGCTTCTTAAGAATGTAGAAGAATGGGCAAGGATGTTTGGTGCACAAAAAATCACAGGTGGTGACATTGGCATCAATCCTGAAAGAACAAAAAAAGTTTACAATCATCTAGGATTTGATGAAAGCTGTTTTATGAGCAAGGAACTAGAATATGTCTAATATTGTTAAGAGCATTGGAAACGCAATATCAGGAGTTGTAAAAGGTGTTGTAAAAGTAGTCACAGGTGTCGTAAAGGCAGTTGTTGATGTTGTTTCTAGTGTCATTAACTTTGTTGCACAACCTTTCCTAAGCATCTTTGATGTGCCTGACATGCCCACTGGGGATCAAGCCGCACAAAGAGAACAAGGTGTCACAATAACACAAGCAGGATCAAATGTTCATATTCCTGTTGTGTATGGCTTTAGACAAGTAGGTGGCACAATAACCTATGCAGAAACAGGTTCAGACAACAACCAATATCTTTGGGTAGCATATGCACTATCAGAAGGTCCTGTAGAAGGTTTGTATGACATCTACATAGACGATCATAAATTAAAAGGCGAAACTGTTAGAAAATTAAACAATGGACAAACAGTTGACATTGACTATGGCAAATACAATGGTAGAGTAAAACTACAATTCAGTCATGGCAAATATTTTTCTACACCAAGTTCATCACCAGTAGGTGGTTGGAGCATACTCAGCGAAGCACCTAGTTGGAAGTCAACAATGATTTACAATGGTGTGTCAGTTTTATTTGCTCGTTATGAATGGAAAAAAATTGAAACACAAGAGGATGCAGATAACAATCCTTTCTCAGGCAACATACCTAGAATAAAGGTAGGCATGCTTGGTAAGAAGGTTCATAAAATTACAGCGTCAACTGGTAGCACAACATATGATTCAGAAACAGAAGAATATTCTATCAATCCTGCAGACATATTGCTAGACTACATGCGGAATCCACGCTATGGTAAAGGACTTGCAAACAGCGACATTGATTTTGCAAGTTGGTTGGTTGCAAAAAACAAATGTGCAACCACAGTCACCTATGTAAATGGCATAACTGGTCCTATACTAACCTGCAACTATGTGTTGGACACAGGACAAACTATATTCAACAACACCAAAGCATTGCTGAGTGGATTTAGAGCATACATGCCTTTCATACAAGGCAAATACAAATTAAAAATTGAAGACGCAGGCAATCCTACAGATATTACAAGTGGTGCGGCAACTATTGTTGCTACATTCAACGAAGACAACATACAAGGACCTGTGACATTTTCAGCTGTAGACAGAACATCAAAATACAATGTTGTGCAAGTCACATATGTGAACCCAGACAAGAAATTTACAACTGACACAGTGATATATCCTGAAACAGATGCAGAGCGTCAAACCTACATTGCTATTGATGGTAGAGAAAACAAATTAGACGCGGCATTTACTACTATTACAAACTTTGCTATTGCCAAAGACATGGCAAGGCTTATGTTTAACAAATCAAGATTTCAAGAATCATGTAGTCTTACAGTAAGTTCACAAGGCTTAGAACTAGAAGTTGGTGATTGTATAAGAATACAAAGTTTCAAACTTAACTTTGGCACAACAGCTTGGCGTATTGTGTCAATGCGTATTAACAATGACATGACAGTAGATTTAGGTTGTGTTAGAAATGATGACAGTTTATATCCACATACAACAGTTGGTGAAGAAGACATTGTTTTACCACCTTACATACCTGTAGGTGCAACAATTGAATATCCTACAGATTTAAGTTTAGCACCACCTATAGGATTAGTGCCGCCAACAGGTGGAGGTAGTGTTGTCTTACATACACCACCTACCATTAGAAGCATTACACCATTTATTGTAGATAGTGCAGGTTATACAACTGTCACAGTAAGTGGACTAAATTTTGTAGATGGTATCACAGCACAATGGATTGGTAATGATGGCACCATATACACACCTGACAGTGCTGGAGGTAGTCAAGTTAATTTTATAAGTTCTACAGAATTAACATTTGAAACACTTACAGGAATGGATGAAAATAATTCACCATATGATTTAAAAGTAATCAATCCAGCAAGTGCAGGTAGTTTAACAGCAAGAATAAACAACTGTCTAGCTGTAGAAGAAACTGTAGCACAACCAACACCAGATCCAGATCCTCCTATACAGGATCCACCTGTAATAGAAGATCCACCAGATGATGATGTGACACCACCAATAACAGATCCACCACCAGAAGGTCCAGGAGACAATGACGATCCTGTTGATCCAGCACCTCCTGTTGTGACATTTGATGATTTTGTAGAATTTATAGAAGTAAAATACACAGTTGAAGGTGATTTAGTTTATGCGACTATAAAAGGTGTTCAACCAAATCGTGCAGACTATAAAGAACTGGTGATTTACTACAAACGAAATATATCTACAGAAACTGTTTATCAACAGATGACAGTGACAACAAAACCAGGTGCAAACCAACAGTTTACATTCCGTTTAGGACCACTGTTGAAGGGCAGAACACCATATCAAGTTATTTCAAGAGTAAGATACGCAACTAATGAATTATCTACTAGAGTAAACAAAATTATTCTTAATACAAGCGGTGCAGTCACCATTGAAGATCCAAGAGATTTCGTAGAACAGGCAAGCACAGGCTGGCCCAGTGATCCTGGTGAAGCTGTATACAACACAGACAACACTATCAGTGAATTATCAGGACAAACACTGCTAACAGGTGGCAATCCTAGAGATCCAAAAGAATTGCAGGTAAGCATTACACAAGACATCAATAATAAACCTGTGAATTGGCGTGTAGATGGTGTAAATTATTATTATAGAAGTTCAGCAGGCACAGCATGGACAAAAAATACCTATAATTTTCCCAACAACTATGTGCCAGGCACTACACAAACATTTACACTAGATGCTGATTTAGGTTCACCTGTTGGACCTCCAGGTATTCCTACTGCTACACAACAAAAATATGATTTTGTGTTTCGTCTAAAATATGATACAGGACAAGAATCAAGCGAACAAATAAGAATAATGGGAGCAAGGACTGAATACAGTGCCTTAGGATCCTATGATTTTGATCCTTTCAATGAAGTGCTAAACATCAAAGAAAAAGCAACTGCATTTGATTTAGAAGTCGCAGATCCTAGTGCGCCAAGTGCCGCAAGTTCAATGACTATTGCATTGGATCAGATACTATCTACACTAAGTGGCAACAAAGCAATACGGTTTTATGTTAAACCACCTGAAGCAAGTGTTCTTGCAGATTGGCGTGGTGTAAAAATTCGTTATAGAAAAGTTATACCTGGCACAGATCCAGACTTTGAAACTTTTACCAGCACCAACACAGCTATAAGTGCAATAAGTGGTTTACAACTGATAGAATTAGAAATAGATTTTGATCAAAAATATGAATTTGTGCTTACACCACTATATGCTAATTCAGGTGCAAGAAGTGATTCTACAGAAAGTCTATTTGGTTGTGGTTTAGTGCATAGAAGTCAAACAAGAGATGATTATCCTGCCACAGGCAACTGGTTGCAGAGTTTCAATTTTGTTGCAATGAAAACAGACAAAGCAATTAAGGAATTAGATGACGCATTTCCTGCACCACCAGATCCTATTATAAAGATTACAAGTTGGACAAAGAACAATCCAACTATTTCACAAGGTGTAGGACAAACCTATTACCAACTTACATACGATCACAGACACCTAAGTGATTTCAAACAGCTTAACATCTACAGAAGATACTATAATCCATCCACGTCAACAGCAGGCACGCCACCAAACTTTCCTGTAGGTGGTATTGGTGCTTGGGAGAAAGTAGAAGCGACAACTATCAATGCAAGTGGCACGATTACAATCAATCTAAGACAACCGCCAATTTATAATTACAATGCGTATTATGATCCAGATGATTTAATCAGTGATAGATTGTATCTAGGCACAAATTTAAAAAATGCCTATCTCAAAGACACAGATGTTGGATATTTTACAACTAATTACGATCA